GGGCTGTCACTTACCCAATTAGAAACCCAATGGATAAGGATGAATGATGGACACATTTAAAAATGTAATGATGAGAATTTTTGCTGTGATTGCAGCAGAGTCTCTCGGTGTTATCGGTGCTGGTTCTCTAGTCGGCATTGAAGTATGGCAAGCAGCAACTCTCGCTGGTGCGTTAGGCGCAGCACGAGTACTTGAAGCACTAGCCCGCTTCTATCTAGCAGACGGAAGCCTGACATCAGAAGAAATCAACGCAGCCTTTGCAAAGGTTGACAAGAAAGCGAGTGAGTAATGGGACAACGTATGGACTTCATCGCAGTTGCCAAAGGCGAACTGGGTGTAATTGAAGGGCCAAAAGACAACGAGACTAAGTACGGTGCATTCACCAAAGCAAACTTCCTACCTTGGTGTGGGTCATTTGTTAACTGGTGTGCTAATGAAGTCGGTCTAAAGATTCCTAACTGCGTATCAACCAAGGTTGGAGCAGAAGCATTTATGAAGAAGAACCAATGGGAGAAGGCAAGTGATGAAGCGATTCCACTTCCTGGCGACATTGTGTTCTTTGACTTTCCGAACGATGGCGTTGACCGAATCTCACATATTGGGATTGTAGTCAAGGACAACGGAGACGGAACGGTTACCTGTGTTGAGGGCAATACTGCCCCAGACAAGAAGGGTGACCAACGCAACGGCGGGCAAGTATGCCTCAAGGTGCGTGCTTACAAGAAGAAGAATGGCTCAAAGTTGAGAAAGTCTCAGGCTGTAACCATCGTTGGTTTCGGCAAGCCAGTCTTCAAATCTTAAGGAGAAACCAATGAAAGAAAAGTTCACACAGATTGCACTCTCTTACGGTCGTGCAGCATTTGCGGCAGTAATGGCACTATACCTTGCAGGTGAGACAAGCCCTAAGGCTTTGCTCGCAGCAGGAGTTGCAGCAGTCGCTGGCCCAGTACTCAAGGCTTTAGACCCTAAAGCAACAGAGTTCGGACGCGGCGCTAAGTAACCCGCATACGCCTTAGAAGGCGGTTTTAAGACACGTAGCCCCCTGAGTGGTAGGAATTATCCTACCCTTGGGGGGTTATTTGTCATCTACGGACAATCCAAACTTGGTAATCCTGACTGAGTAACGTGTACTGCCCTTGCTTTTCCTCAAGGAATTTATCTATGGCTAACATAGGTCGCAGTTCTGGGTGGACATCTGAACCCCAGAGGTAATCATCAAAGGCAAGGATGCCTTCGGTCTTAAGTAAAGCCCAAGCATTGTTGGCATCACGATAGACAGCCTTCTCGGTGTGGTCACCGTCAACATAGATGAAGTCGTACTGCTCCCGAAGTGCTGGCAGTACATAAGATGAGTCACCCTTGATAGACATTAGGTTCTCGTACTTCTCCATTCGGTTGAGGTACAGGTCATAGACTTCGTTGAAGTCCATAGCCTTATGCTCACGCTCATCGGAACCCTGCCAAGTATCCACATCGGTAAGGGTTGATGTCGGGTCAGTCAAGATAGTAGACAGTAGCCACTCGCTGGCATCGCCAGTATATGCACCTATCTGCAGGAACTTAAGATTCGGCTCACCCTTGAATCGGGTCAGGTGATTCTCAAAGTTGTACTTCTGGCTATCAAACCAGTTGGGGTACTTCGGCGTGTCGGACATTTATTCTCCAGTCGGGTGTGTGTATAATTTAATTATTAATATAACATTATAATAATATATAGGCGCGGAGCGCCTTATATAATATATATTATATATTAATAATCAACTGAATATTAGATAGTTCCCTCTGATTGAGTCACCTCCTGTCCTCTTAGAGGGGACTATCTAAACAACTACGACAGGAGTTAACGTGTTTAACAACCAACAAATTAAAAAACTAGATGAACTATCTGATGCTCTACTGCTACTTGATGAGAGCGTCAAGCAACTACGTGAAGAAGTAAATTACCTAGTTGAAATCCTAGATACGGATGATTAAACTAGATGAGTATGTTCTACCCGAACACATCTCTTACTCCGCCTTCACGACCTTCCTTACGTGCGGTTATCAGTACTATCTTGGGCGCTTGCTCCAAGTTCCTGAAGAACCTAGTATCTGGTCGGCAGGTGGAAGAGCATTCCACTACGCAGCAGAACTCTGGGACTTAGAGAATGAGTAACCTACTGTGGGACAAGGCTTGGAAGAAAGAGACTGAAGGTTTAGACCTGACAACTGCACGCCGTGCAGGAAGAGCCACCAAAGATAATCCGAATAAAGAAGACGGTGCTTGGTGGAATACTAATGGTTCCATTTGGGTAGACAACTACATCACTTGGCGCAAGAACAACCCTAACTGGAAAATCTGGACAACTCCACAAGGTATACGTGCTATTGAACTGGAGTTGAACCCAGTCATTGCAGGTGTTCCAGTCAAGATGTTCATTGACAGAATCTTTGAGGTAGACGGACAACTTGTAATAGTTGACCTCAAGACATCACGCACTAGACCAACATCTGACCTACAACTTGGCTTCTATAAAGTCGGGGTAGAGCAGATGATTGGTGCAGAAGTCAATCTAGGAAACTACTGGATGTCTCGTGAATCGGGGACAGGGGAGATGATTGACCTAAGTAGATATACGCTAGACACGCTTGAGTACTTTGTTGATGGCTTTGATAAAGCACGCAAGGCTGGTATATTTCTACCGAACCTACAATCGTGCAATTTCTGTGGACTCACAGAGCATTGCCAATTCACTAAAAAAGGAAACAAATGACAACAGAAAACTGGAAACTACAAGTTAGTTACAAGACATCTGCGGGGGATATGATTAACGTTCGTGCTAATACAGCAGACGAACTATCAGTATTACTTGAAGGTGTCTCCGACTACTCAACGCAAATTGCAGCAACATCAAAGATGTTGAATGCAGCAACGGTGGCAGCCCCTTTGGCAACCACTACTTCAACTCCAGACACTCCAGTCTGGGCTACTTCCGCAACCGCCCCGACAGCACCAGCATCCGCTACGGGGGCAGCAATGTCTACACCAACCTGTATTCACGGAGCGCGAACATTCCGTCAGGGAGTCAGCAAGACAACGGGGAAGCCTTACGCATTCTGGGCTTGTCCGACTCCAATGGGAACACCAGACCAATGCAAACCGCAGAACTAATACAGGACGAAATGCTATAAGAATTGGTGGAGGGGTATTTATTAGGGGAAGATACTTACCCCTCCGCCAACATAGACAGGAGACGCAATGAGAACTTTAGTAAGAAGTGTAGGCAGGGCAGACATCGGTGGAGAACCGTTGCCCTCTGTCTTCAAAACATTTGATGCAAACAAAATTATATTTCGTAGAGCGGAAGTCTCTATGCTCGCTGGTACACCAGGAGTTGGTAAGTCCACTCTTGCACTAGCACTAGCGTTGAGAATGAAAGTACCTAGCCTATACATATCTGCAGATACCAACGCACACACTATGGCTATGCGCCTAGCATCTATGATTAGCGGTAAGAACCAGACAGATGTAGAAGCGTTGATGAACTCTGATGCTGGTTGGACTAAGGCGATACTGCATAAGAGCAGTCACGTTGTCTGGTCATTTGAGTCTAGCCCTACCTTGCAAGACATTGACGAAGAAGTACAAGCCTTTGAGGAATTGTGGGGCTGCCCACCTGTGGCTATCTTCGTAGATAACCTAATGGATATAGCCACCGATGGTGGCGAAGAGTTCGCATCTATGCGTGCGATTATGAAGGAGTTGAAGTACCTTGCTCGTGCCACCAATGCTGCAATTATTATTCTTCATCATACTAGCGAGGCAGTTATGGGTAACCCTTGCCAACCAAGGTCGGCTCTACAAGGTAAAGTTGCTCAGTTACCTGCTCTTATTTGTACTCTTGGTGTGGTCGGCACTTCAATGGCAGTTGCACCAGTAAAGAATAGATATGGGCGTGCCGATGCCAACGCAAACCTGAATTGTTGGCTATCATTTAACCCTGAGTATATGTTTATGGACGACATACCAGAGAATGGATAACAAATGTTAAGAGAAGAAGAAGACGATATAACGCAAGAGATGCGTCAACTCGTAATGCAAAAGGTTAATGAAGAGTTGTTAGTCTTTATTACCAAGATAGAAGAAGCCAAGCCACCTGTCTCCGATGAGTGGACTGAAGGCGTTAACGTTGGTATGAACTGGGCTATCCGCATTCTCCGCAAGGACAAGAGTGCGTACTAAGTGGCATCGCAATCGCGCAAACATAGAGGATACAGAAGTCAAAAAGTCTTGGCACTATACCTTGCAGATAACGGATTCCCTTTTGCTGAAAGCACGGGTGCTGGTCGTAGCGGTTCTGATATTACTGGCACTATTGGCATTGACTGGGAAGTAAAGGCAAGAACAGGATTTAATCCTGCTGCTGCTATCGCGCAATTAAAAGATAGAGACAATGGAAAAGACTTGGGCGTTGTAGTCTTAAGACTCAATGGTCAAGGTGAGAAGAGTGTATCCGATTGGGTATGCTTACTAAGACTGGAGGATGCTGTGAAACTATTAAGAGATGCAGGTTATGGTGATAAAAATTGACAACGACTTGCCAGACATCGCAGATGTCCTCACACATTACGGTGCGAACATTAGACAAAGACACGGGCAAGTCAACCTTAAGTGTCCGTTCCACGATGATACGCACCAGTCAGGTTCCGCGAACTTGGACAAAAATATCTTTATATGCTTTGCCTGTGGCGTACAAGGTAACAGTTTGCAACTCATTGCACAGCGTGAAGGAGTAAACATACGTGAAGCAAAGTCAATCGCAGAAGGATTTACTGGGACGAGCAGCAGAGAAGTACGCGGCAAGCATCTATCAGGCTCAAGACTACCTAGAAAGCAGGGGAATTCCTCTGGAGGTAGCACGTCTGGCGCAATTAGGCGTAGTCGTGGAGCCTGAGGTTGGACACGAAGCATTCGTTGGTCGCTTATCTATACCTTACGTAACTAAAACTGGTGTAGTTGATTTAAGATTTCGTTCTCTCAACCCCGCAGTTGAACCAAAGTATATGGGTATGACTGGGGCAGAGACAAAGATGTACAACGTATTAGATGTTGAACGTGCTGGTGATTTCATTGGAGTGTGTGAAGGTGAACTGGATACCATTACTCTTAGTCATTGCGTGGGCATCTCTTGTATCGGTGTGCCTGGTGCTAACAGTTGGAAGAAACATTACACGAGATTACTCGCAGACTTTGAAAGAGTCTTCGTCTTTGCAGACGGTGACCAAGCGGGGACGGAGTTCGCACGCTCATTGGCTAGGGAACTCCCCGTTACTATTGTGCAACTGCCAGAAGGAGAAGATGTCAACTCACTATATGTCAAGCACGGAGCAGGATACATAAAGGATAAGGCTGGCATTGCATAGTGGCATTTGATTTTAACGATGATGAAGGAACTCCAAACTTTTGCCACGAATGTAAGCAACAGTTTGAGAATTCATTTGAGTTAATAGACCACACGCTAGAAGATGATGAAGACTTTGACCCTTACTACATCTTACCCAATGGGTTTAAGTTGTTGCTCGGTTCACTACTTCGCTTTATGTACTATCATTCAGAAGAACCAGATAAGATTAAACTGATTAGCCAGTCCACCTATGTGACTCTCTTTGCAGGTGAGATGGGTTACGATTTGATAGATGAACTGGTTGAGGATATGGTAGTCAAGTCTGCGTTGCAGGATTTTGATAAGTCTTTAGAAGAACTATTGTCGGAGGAAACAGATGAAGAAGGCGGAGCGTGAAGAGATATGGCAGATTATAACCCACTTGGCAGAACAAGGGTTGAGCGTGAAGAACTATGTTGTGGAGGAAAAGACTCTAGTAGTGACGCTACACATACCTCTACTAACTGGGCAGAGTTTGAGTTAAACGTAAGAGATACGATGTTGGAACTTGGTGACCTGCTAATCAAGAAGCACCGAGACTACGGCGCGAAGAACATATCCAACTCACCTTACGGTGCAACACAGGGATTAGTAGTACGAATGTGGGACAAGATAGCCCGCATTGTTAACCTAACTAAGCAAGGCAACACTACCGCTGAGAACGAACCACTTGAAGACTCCTTCAAGGATATAGCCAACTATGGTATAATTGGGCTACTCGTTCTAAGGGGTAAGTGGGATAGTGGCAACTAAATCTAGTTTTGATTTAGACTTTGGCTATGGTCGTAAAGGCGAACAACTTGTAGACGAGTTGCTTACTGGTGGACGTACTGTTGAGGTTAAGCGTGACCGCAAGTGGTTCAAGACAAACAACCTTTATATAGAAACAGAATGTTTCTTTCAGAAGGTCGGAGACTGGGGCGCATCTGGACTCGGTGTAACCGAAGCAGCGTATTGGGCTTTCGTGTTACAAGAGTCAACTCTCATCGTGCCAACTGATGTGCTGCGATATGCAGTAAAAGAATTTGGTAGGGAGATAAGTTGTTTCATTCCTCCGAACCAAAGCAAAGGCTTCCTCATAACTGTTGACGACTTAATGACTGCGACAAGGAAGTATAAAGAAGATGATAGAGTGGAATAGAATAGAGCGTTGGCAGTACATCGTTGATGCTGTTGCCTCTGACTATCATAGAAAGTTTTCTCCGATTGAGTATGATGATATACGTCAGTCACTCTACCAATGGTTTGTTGAACACCCGAACAAGTTAGATACGTGGGAAGCAATCGGTGAGAAAGATGCAAAGAATTTATTGTATCGCTCTCTTCGCAATCAAGCGTTGGACTATTGCCAACATTGGAAAGCGAAGTCGGGTGGCTATGAAGCAAGTGACTTGTTCTTTTATGAGGCTGATATGGTTGAGGCAATTCTTCCTGCCGTCTTAAGAGGTGAACACGGACTCGGTGCGAAGGTAGACTTAGGCAGACCGAGCAGCCCGTCAGCCCCGAATGAAGGTGGCAATATGATGGCGATGATGATTGAAGTTGATTACGGTTTCTGGAAACTTCCTAAAGATGATAGGAAAGTATTGTTCCTGCGGCACGCAGAGGCTATGGACTTCGGTGCGATAGCAAGTGAGTTGCAGTTGGGTAGCGAAGACGCTGCACGAATGAGACACAAGCGGGCTATCCGCAAACTGATAAATAAAATTGGTGGGTTCAGACCATTCCGAGATGATGATGAAGTACCGAAGCAGGAAGAAGAAGAGAAATAAAAAACCCCCGCCGAAGCGGGGGCTTTCTATTATCAGTTAGGCTTTACAGCACAGTTTAATCTTGCCGAACAAACTGATAGTTAAAACCTTTCCACAACGTGGACAGGCTGGTGGCTTCTTTGATGTAGTCATTTTATTCTCCCGTCTTTTCTTCAGAAAGTATCCGCAACTTATCTGCAAGTTTATCCCAGTAATCTATAAACCTTTTATAAGCATAGTCGTCTTGAGATACTTCTTCTTTCGGTGTTTGAACTTCACGAGCCGCTAGTGAATAGAGACTGTTAAGTTCTGCTTTAGTTAGTTCTATCATCTTATTCCCCTGTCTTAAGTAGCAAGTCAATAATAACCGACCCAAACTTTGAGTCGTTCTGTACTGTATCCTCTGCTAACTTAAGGGCTTCAATGCAAACCCTTAGTTGGTGCTGTGTTATTTCTATCATCTGATTTCTCCTGTCTAGTAGATGATGAAGCAAGTATAGCAAATGGACTTTTTAGATTTTTTATTTTTTAGAAAACCCAGACGGCGACACGCCGATAAAACTAAAATGCTTGACAGTATAAATCAGATACTTCAGAGGTTGCTATCTACTTCTGTCTCCGATGGGTCTACCCATAATCCTTCGGGGTAATCCCGTATCATTTCTTTTTCGTAGAGTTCTGTAATCTCTTTCCAACTCTGTATTGTATTCATCTTATCCTCCTGTTGAATAGAAGCCACCTGTTTTAAAGTGGACTGGTATTGCTGACCATACACGACTCATTGTTAATTGGCAACAAGTTGGGTCGGTGTTGTCTCCGAAATCTTTTTGTATTTCCCTGCTACTACCACATTCATTACACTTATAGTCATAAGTAGGCATCATCTTCTCCGTCTATCGGTGTCGGTGCGGTGCTTAACGAACCACACTCCTTACATTTCTGTTTCAAATCATACCAACCTATACTTCTATCCCACCTATCCCACATCACAGTTATCTCAAACATCAAGCAACCGCAGATACAAGCAAAGGTAGGCTCACCTTGTAGGTCAAACATCAGTACCAGCCCTTGCGGTGGTGCTTCCACGCTCTGCAAGGTGTACCGTATCTTACTTCTATGTAGTGAAAGGCTCGTAGTATCTGTACTGCTGGGTCGGTAGACTTCTCGCCTAACATCTGTGCAATTCCGTATGCACTAGAGCCTTGTTGGTTCTTGGCTAAATGGTCATAGCGACTTTCTTTCGTGAAGATTAGGTGGACACACGCCCTCTGTCGCTTATCCCAACCGAACCCAACGCGGGCAAAGGTATCTGCCATTCGTTTGTTAGCCCGCTTCTGTTCCATTGTTGCCTTAGTCTGCACCACTATCGGGTGCTTAACGCTAACCTTAACTTCCACCTTTTCCGATATAGGAAAGAGTGAGGCAACTATAAGCAACCCGATAAGGGCTAGTGTCTGTCTTTTCATACCTTAATTCTAGCAATTTTCTGTCTGACGTGCGCCCTGTGTCGGCGTTCATCTCTAATTGTGTGTGCATTTGGGTTGCCACCCGCCAATACGGCACGCTCACTTGTGAGTAATCCACCCCAGATAGAGCCACACCCACCAATACTTATAAGGTTCTCGCGTTCCATACCTTGAGCCAAACACTCAGCCCTTACGGGGCAGTCGTGGCATAACTCTATTGCTTGCACACTTCTTAAGACTTCAAGTTCTTGTTCATCTGGTAAGCGTGTGTTCTGGTAGTGCCACAAGTCTGGGTCTGGGTGTCCGTTGCATAGTCCTTCTGCGTGCCAGTTTCTGTTGATGTTCAACCTATTACTCCTATCAAATATAAAACTATTATGGATATAAGGTACGGGACAATGAGAGTTCCACCCCCGCCGAAGAATATTGCTGCGTATATAAGTGCTGAGTCTCTAAGGAATTTCATTTATCTTGCTTGCTTCGGCATAGTCTATGTCCTCCATAAGCAAGCGTGAGTTAGTCTGAACCGAGAACAACCACTCGTCTTTCTGTTCGTTGCTCATCTCTTGCCAGTTGGCTGGCATACTCACATCATCAGGAACATTGACTTCCATTACCCGCAGACCACTAACTAAATAAGATACTCTGAATTTCATTACTTACTCCCGTCTTCTACTACCTCATTATCCCAACCGCACTCGCGGCAAGTGAACCAATATGTTCCGTTCTTATATTCATAGTTACTGTTCTCTGCTTCACAGTTATCGTTCTCGCATAGCACTACATAACTACTCATCACTTTCCCTTTCTATTGTGAACTCGCCGAACTCTGCTACCTCATTACCGTAGTAATCTCGCGCTCTTTCCATAGCATTTTCTATGGCTAACTCACCGTCTCCACTCACCTTAAAGTGTGCAGTAAATACCAGTTTAACTTCTGTGCTACTCATCTGTATCCTCCTTAAATATCTCTACTATCGCTTGCTTCTTTTCATCAGGCAACCAAGCCCAGATGTAACCGAGCAGATAGTGTGCGCCTGTATCGTGCGTGTTGCCTCTAGTCCTGCGACATATTGCTAGCACTTCATCTAACTCTGTAGCCATAGTGTTCTCCCTTCCCTTCCGCTTTCTTGGCAGAAGTAACAAGTATCCTCATTATTCTCTGGCTGGTCATACATACGAAAGCATTGGATACACTCTCTGATTTCCACTACACGCTCACCTCCTCAGTTAAGTTATCTAGTATCTCGTATAGATTTTCGTCTCCGTTATCCACCTCTATTAAATCCTGTGCCCACTTAGGTGTGCTATTGGTCTTGTTCTTAAAGGTAATATCGTAGCCGTCATAACTATCCCAGTAAAGGGTTACCGAATACTCCTTACCTTCACGCTCAAATGTAATCTCTTTAGCCCACGCTCTTGTCTCTTTGTTCGCTTGCTTAATAGTTATACTCATTTACTTTTCTCCTGTCTCGTCTGCTATTGGTTGCGTGCTTAGTATTCCAAGCACAGATAAAATAATAATCGGTAGTCCTGCAAGAGTCAAGGCTATCAAGGTCTGCACCCACAATTTTCTAACGGGGTTAAGCAGTCGCCGCAGAATATTGTGCATAGCGTGCAACCGTCTCCCTCACACTCAATACACTCAGCCATTAGAGTCCCCCTTCGTAGCACTCTGCAATAGTTCCCCAACAGTAACCAGTTACGCCGTGTCCTGTGTAGTTAATATGCCCTGCCAGATAGATAACTAGCACAGCCCACAGCACTAGCGCTACGGCTCGCACTCGCTTGCCTCGTTTAGTTAGTTTCATTACTATCCCCCCAACAGTTATCGCACACGGATTTTTCTGTAATAGCGCAAGTGTGTTGCGCTGTATCTCCACAAGACCAGCAGTTCATTTATGCCCCCGCCTTAACATCATTTAAAAGGGCGCGGGCGGCGCTTGCTTGCTCGCTCCATAGTTCATTAAGTTTTAAGGTGTCGGTTATGCGCTCCCAGGGTAGCCCCATTTCAAAACCTTTTTTAACTTCTTCGGCTATCTTTCTGTCTGCTTGTAGATGTTCCGCTAACATTCGCGGCTTGTATTCACCCATTGGGGAACCGTCTGCGTATGTGCAAAGCCCTGCCCAGTAGCGGGCGTTAGCCTCTGCGTGCATTGGTTGCCCGTCTGGCTCTGATAAGTGAACAGTTACAAGCGGTTCAAGTTCTGGAAAATGTTCTAGAATTTCATCGTGTATTGCTCCGCAAGTTATAACGGGGTCGCGGTAGCGCTTGTCTGTCTTCTTAATTGTTCCCGTAATTGAAAAGTATGGAAGAGAATTTCCCCCGCGCTTTACAAGTTCCGCTTTCACTATAATTTCAAGGGGCTTAGTCTCTCCGTACTCTTCGCCCGCTATTGTCTTGCGCCATTCGTTTCTCGCTAGTGTCTGGTCTTGCATTTCATTAGCCTCCTGTTGCTAATCGGTGGCGGGGCATTGTTGCCCTGCCTACCTTGCGCCCTAGTGTGCCGCGAACACGCGCCCTCTGTAAAGGGGCTAAGGCTGTGAGTTGCCTCACATTCCAAGAATTTTACGGTGTAGTGCGCCTCCCTCTGCATATACGGGGTGAGTAGGCTCTCCGACTATGATTACCGCCTCTGCGTCTTTCGCCTCGCAATACTTTCGCGCTTGTGCGCTAGTGGCGAATGACTTATCTCTAAAGGCTATCTCTTGCCCGAACCCATAATATCCCGCCCGAAAATCTCTTACGCCCTCTTGCTTTACCCAATAGTACCAATGAGCGCGGGGCGTGCCTTTAATAGTGATTTGCATTCGCCCGTGTCTGGTTCCCCATTTCATTTCATAGCCTCCTTAGCCTCTTCGTAGGCGGTCATATAGTCAAGGTGAAGAACTACATTGGGTGAGCCGTTAATCTCCACTTGGTAGAGCGGGTCGCCGTCTCTGTAGGTTATCTCGTAAATTTTCACAGAGTCGCTTAACTCTTTTAACAGTTCTTTAGTTGCTAGTCTCATTTGCTTTTCTCCTGTCTTGCAAGGTGCTAGCGGGTATCTCCCGCCTTGCTACCTTGTGCCTTGCTAGGTCGCGAACCTGTGCCGACTATATCGGGGCAAGGCGGGGGCTGTCTAGCCCTCTCTAATCTTTAGTGCTAACTCTTGCGCCTCTTTCTGCTTGGTCGGGCTGTAACGGTTGTCTCTAACTATCCAAGCGAGGCTATAACGGATTAGTTCCCACTCTTCGGGGGTTAAATCGCGGCTCACGGTTTTAGTTCCCTTACCGTCTTCAATATGAAATCGTTAAAGGTGTCCTCGTTAAATCGGGGGTTATCCGCCTTTAGTTTTCTATCGAATTCGGCGTGTATTTGCCCGATTACCTCTTTAGCCGACATAGACCAACCGCCGTGTACGCTGTACGCCTTAGCGAGAATACC